TTGCTAGGTATCGTTCAGGCCGGCAGTAACATTTCCAACTTCTCCACGGGTAACGCGTCCTTGGGTGTTGGCTTCGGATGGGGTAGCACGCACGGTGGGGAACGAGTGGACTTTGGCGAACGCTTTGGTTGGGAGAAGCGCGATATGCCTTGGATTCAGCGGATGATTCAAATCGCCAAGGCGCAGAAAGCAGCGGCCGGTGGGTCGCAGGTAGCTGCGAATAACACGCCACCGCGTTACCTACGTCGCTATCAGCAAGGTGGTATTGCACTCACACCGCAGCTAGCAATGCTCGCAGAGAAAGGCCCCGAGGTAGTTCTACCTCAGGCGCATCCGTCACCGTTGCCATCACCGCCGCCTGAGATAAAAGGTGCTCTCACGATAGGTGACTTACTGGCGAAGCTGCCACAGACTGGCGGAGCAGCCGGAGCGGTGGGTGAGAAAGCACTCACAGAACTGCCGTGGGGCGACTTCCTTAAGCTTGGCACGAGCGCGAATCTAGCTGTTACCGCCGCGCAGTTTCTAGCCAACCCACCCGAGGCTGGCGGTGCTGGCTTGACCGCAGCGGAGCAAGTTAAAGCCTTTGAATCCTCGATAGCTTCGACAAAGGACATTGGCTACGCAAAGCGACTGGCGAGCGATCCTGAGTATCTCAAGGCCAAGGCCGCTCTCGGTGGCGGAGGCACGAGCGTCCATTTCAATCCTGAGGTAACAATCCACGGCAACGCGGACAGCGATGCCATCAACCGCCTTGAGATTAAGCTTAAGGACATTTCCAAGAATTTTGTTAGGGACTTTCGCAACGCACAAATGAACGAGCGCAGAACGAGTTTCGACTCAGGTTACTAGCTATGTCACGCATCTACATTTCAGTCCAAGGCGATTGGTGGGATTTAATCTCACTCAAGGCATACGGCATCCAGCGTGGTAACGAGCTATACATGCACAAGATCATTGAGGCTAACTACGAAATCCGCGAGATAAGCGAGTTCCCTGCCGGTGTGCCAGTCATCATTCCTGACCTACCTACCCGCACGGAGATACCGCTCGTGCCGTGGAAATCAGCGTCCATCGTAACAGCCACTTAGCTATGCCAGATTTGTTACCACAACTCGCCGGATTAGGGCTGATACAAGCCAGAACAGCCAGACCTAGAATTGCGCTGGCTGGCGGTGGCACGGATTACTACTCGTCGCTTGCGCCCTACTTTCTGAGGATGGTGTATGTCGATAACTGCGATGGGGAAAAGGCGGATGACCTAACGCTAGAGCTAGCTGACCGTGATCGTAATTTCATTAACTCATGGATGCCTGACGCTGGCGCACAGGTGCAAGCGTCGATCATTTGTGACCGTTGGTATTATCCTTACGGCACGTCCTTGTCGCTGGATTGCGGCACGTTCTGGATTGACTCAGTTGAGTTCGACCTACCCGAGCATACGGTTACCATCCGCGCTACGTCCGTGCCAGCGGACTCACACATCAAGACGAGTAAGGAAAGCCGCCCTTTCGAGAACACGACACTCAGAGACATCATCGAGCAAATCGTGAGCGATAACAACATGCCTGAGCCGCAGTATAACGCGTCGTATAACCCACGTTACGTGTTTGTCGAGCAGGTTGAGGAGAGTGGGTTGCATTTCATTAAGAAACGCTGCGACGACGCGAAACTAACAATGAAGGTCGTCAATGGCACGATTGTTATCAACGATCCTCAGGAGTTAGAATCAGGCAGTTCCGCGTTCACGATTGTCTATGGGGATGGCGCACCTGGTCTGGATACCACGGTGTATCGCATGAGCGGCGGTAAGTTCTACCTACGTGTGAGCGACACGACTAAGACCGGCATCGTCGCCAACACGGACATGCAATCTGGACTAACACAGAAGCATCAGTTCACGGCTGGCGATGACCTACCGAGCGATTGGAAGGACAACATCAACTGGAACACGGATTGGCTTTGGGAAGGCACAGGCGTTGCGCCACCTAGCGGCGGTCAACGCGCGAACGGTAAGGACACGCCACCGCCACCTAGCGGCTTAGAAGGTTACGATGGAGCGGGTGGGGATGACAGAAAGGCGCGAGCGCACGTCCGCGATAAGAATTACCATAAGTTCCAAGTCGAAGTCGAAATGTCGATTGGCTGTCCTTTGGTGGCCGCTGGACAAGTCACCACGCTCGCGGGAGTAGGGCAATTCGACGGTGAGTATTTCATTGAATCAGCGAGGCACGAGATAAACAATGGTCAGTATAACACGTTGCTGATGCTGCGCCGATGCATGGTAGGATACTGATATGGGGCAAAAGAACTTACTCTCTGACACCGACTACACGGACGGTAGGGACAAGCGTTTCGCAGCGTCCGTGTTACTCGGCAAGGTAGCCAAGATCGAGTGCAGCGAGAAAGGCGCGAACATTCGGTGTTTGCTGGCAGACCGACTCGATCACAAAGGACAGCCGCTCGTGACGATGCCTGTTCCTGTCTTGCAAGTGTGCGCTGGCGGAAAACGTAGCTTCGCCATGCCACGCATAGGTCAAAACGTGTTCCTGACCAAGCTGCCTAACTCGACGTGCAATTACGGAGCGATGGGTTTCTTCTACACGACAAAGGATCCTCCGCCAGTAACCGACCCGCTGCTGGATTACACCATTTGGGACGATGGCAAGACCTACGTCAAATTCGATGCCAACAAGAACGCTGACCCATTCCTCACTTGGGATTTCCAAGGCGGCTGGAAAGCTACTGTCGCCAAGGACATTAACATCAAGACCACGAATGGGGCGAAGGTCACCATCGAAGGCGATGGCGACGTTACCGTCAAGTCGGACAGTGGCAATATCACGGTCAACGCAGCCAGCGGCGCAGTAACAATCCAAGGCAATTCTGGAATCACGATCAAGGCACCTACTATCACGCTGGATGGTTTCGTTCATACCACCCAAAACATGCTCACAGATGGCGTGCATACTGACTCACTCGGACACCACCACTGACCTATGGTAGAAGGCTTTTTCGGTCCCATTGTTTTCGGTAAGGCTGGTCATCGCATCCAGACTTTCCACGAAGTAACACGGCAGTATAAAGGCCGCTTCGGAGCGCACATGGTGCATCTAAGGAAGCCGTTACTCGAGTGGGCTGGCAACGACCTAATCAAGATCGACATGAAGGTTAATCTCAACGCTTCGTGGTGCGGCGAGCCTAACACGTTACTCGCGCTCTGGCATTACTTACACGAGAACGCGATGGCTGCGCCTTTGATTATAGGTGGCCGCCCCATGGGCACAGGAATGTCGCTGTTTGTCATCACGGAAATGGCAGAGAATCACAAGCATTGGCTCAGTGGCGGACGCCTTATCGCTGTCGAAATTGACGCGCATTTTGAGGAATACATACCTACTGCCGCTCTGGGTGGAGTAGGTTCATTGCTGCAAGGCATACCTGGATTCGGAGGATTGTTCTAATGCCGCTTCCAGTCCTTACACCTTCTCCGATCATTCCAGTGCAAGGAGCTACCTCGCAGCTAGGTGCGAATTGGGCATTGCAATTCATTCAGCCGGATGGGTTGCCACTTACCATGTCCAGCTTTGAGGCGATCGACTTCGGAGCGATCAGCTACAAGGAGATTTTTCAGAACGTCAAAACAATCCTCGCAACGCCTTTGTTTAGCGCAGCATTGGAGCGCACGCTAGGTGTCGATCAGAACATCGTTGACCGTCCGATTACTGATGCAGCGTATGTTACCGTGGCAATCCTCGCAGCAGTAACAACGTGGGAGCCGCGAGCGGTCATTATGAACCTTAATTTCGACAGTAGCGATGCGTTGAACGGCCACTTAATCATCAACCTACAGTTGGACATTAAGAACGTCATCTATGGCACGAACACGACTTACCCCGCCACGGACATAGGTCAGCCAGCACCGACGAACGTTGTGCAAGGCTTGCCTCCAAGTGCCTTGCCACCGACGATCACAGGCCCACCGGGTGACACGGGGCCACAAGGACAACGCGGCAGCCTTTGGTTCACCGGCTCGACAGCACCGCCGACCGGCGCCTTAGTCCCGATGAAAGCGCAGCCTCAGGCGAAGAAAGGCCCAGTGGGTGCGCAAGGACAACGCGGATTTGTTTGGTTGCAAGGTGCTGGCGATCCTGTTACGCCTCAGGC